TGCCTGCTCGCATAGATCCCGGACGTCCTCGCCGTCTGTCCGGGCCTGCTGGATAATCGTGCCAGCCTCAGCCGCCAGCCCGATGGTCTTGCCCACCAGCTCCAACGCCTTGTCGCGTGTGTCTTTTAGTTTAGTGACGATTGAATTCAGTTTCATTTCTTTATGCCTTTCTTGACTGCGGCCATGTTGAATTTTGGAGCCTCACGCCGCCGCTGCGCGTGCACTCTGTAAGCCCGCTTGCGATAGGACTCTCTGGCCTTATCGCTTTTCTGTGATCGCGACCGGATCCCGAGCCGGTCATAAACTTCTGTCACCTGCTTACTGATCGCCTGCTTGGTCACGCCGTACCGTTTTGCCACGGCCGTCATGGACTCCGGCGACTTGTTTAGCGCTATGTTCAGCACGGCATGGCCCAGCGTATCCGTCCGGTTAGCCATCGCAGGGTGATCCGGTGCCTTCGCCATCAGATATTCGATCACCTTGGTCGTGGTGAACGCCGTGCTTGTTGTGACCGTGATCCTGAGCTCGGAATACGCCTCAAAGACCAAATCAGACAGCGAATCCATGGCCATCGCCGGGTGCTGAAAGTTGGCGGGTATTTTCTCGATGATTTCTGCGCTGTTTATGATCACCAGAAATACCCCCTATGGATGGTCAATGGATGGAAATTATGAACCCTATCGATGGATATTCCCTTAAAGGGGGAATATCCATCCATAGGAGTTCGACCAATTTCCGGTGATAGAAAAATAATAAGTGGTGATAGGTTTTTTGGGGTCATTTTTAGTCCTGTTTTAATACGTATTTTTTGGCCTTTTCTGTGCCTATATTTTTGATCAAACCTTCGATTTCCCATGCCGCTGTCAGATCCCTGCTTTTTGTGTGACCGATCTTCGATTTGTTGCGGATTAAACTTTGCAGATCGCCTGCGCTTATCCCTTTTGAGATAGCGTTCCTGTATTCATCAAAACTGACCACAATCTCCGGCCGGCCTGCCGTCTTCCGCTCCGGCTCGTCCGCACCAATCCACGCCAGTCCAACATCGCTGTGGCGTAGGTTCACGTAAGGCTGAATGGCGGTTTGCGCCACAATGCCCCCAGAATTGAGATTCGACCGCTTTCCGCGCTTGGTCACCTCTAGGCGGTAAACGTTGCGCTGTTCGGCATCCTGACCGCTTGGCGCTAGGGTTAAAACGCTCCGGGCCCAGTTGGTCAGCTCGGACGATCCAAAACCGCTATACGCCTTGTCGTGGCCCTGATACCCGTTTCCTTCCCGGACGGGCTTTGGCGTATGGTGAATCAGCATCCAGGCGAACCCAGCCGACAGCGACAGCGGATTCAGCATCGTGCGTAGGAACTCGCTGGCGGTCTCCTGGCTGGATAGGTCACCGCCGATAAACGCCAGCAGCGGATCCACCCACACCAGATCCACCTTGTACTTTTCGACAAGGCGCCGGACGCGATCGACAAATTTCTCCCCGGTGGACGTGCAATCCCGGACGATTATGACGTTTTTCTTCACCAGCTCAATCTCCTCTGGCGTTAGGTTCATCGCCTTCAAAACTCCCTGAATCGCTTCCGCCACGTCCCCCTCATCGTTTTCCGCCTGAATGATCAGCGACTTCAGCCCGTTGCCGTGCGGGTTAATGCCAAAGAACGCCCGACCAATCGCCCAAGTAATTGCGGCCTGCGTGCACAGGACAGACTTTCCAAGCCCGCTGGATCCCACCCACAACGCCGATCCGCCCCGGCAAATCCACCGCTTGCCGAGCAGTTGGGTGGGATCTTTGGTCTCTTTAAAATTGAGCAGGTCGTCCCATTTGTACGGCTCGGGAATATCTCCAAACAGAATCCGCTCCTTCCATTCTAGGAATGATATTTTAGGCGTTCCGCATTCGACCAAGTCCTGCCGCTGGCCGGTGGCCGTCCGCATCGCCCCGGGCAAACGTGACAGGCGCCCAGCGTCCTTGTTCGCCGGATCTGGCTTCGAATGTTCAAGATGCTTGTAAATGAATTCGACGCGTTCCTTAAACTCCTCCTGCGTTGTCGCGTCGATCCGTACCCATGCATGCAGACTGCGTGAACCGCTTTTGATGATGCAGGTGGTGGGAAGTCCGCTCTTTTTAATAATCTTCCACTGTTCATCCATCGTCGATTCATCGAACTCGATCAGGCAGTGCCGCCACTTGACCACGTCCTTCGACTTGCGGCCATGCCCGTTGTTCGGATTGATCGATGCATACACTCCCACGGCGTTCCCCTGCCATTCCTTCAGTCCTTCGCCTTTGAACAGCTCGAGCCATTCTTCACGGCTACGGATTTCCCCGGATCCGTCCGGCCGCTCCCGGTCCTCGTCCCGAATGCTGCGGGTTATGTTAATCATCTCGCCAACTTCAAACGCTGCCGTCAGGAACTTCTCCACCGGAGTCTCATCCACGCTCCGGGGCATGGCCGGGATGGGATCTCCTTCTTTTACGATCTGTAAATTATGCAATTTGTATTTTCCTTTCGGCTGATAGGGCTGACGGGCCGGCTGTCTGAATGCAGACTTCGTGCATCCTTCAGCCTCTTTCAGCGGTAGATTATTTCTAACGCACCATTCTTCGGCGTTCGTCAGCGTTTCGTCCTGGCACGCACCAGAGTCACGCCACTGAAGGCACAGCTTAAACAGTTCCGTGTTGCGGGTGCCTTCCGGGGCTCCGTTCTTCATCACTTCGACGGCGGCCGGTGGTAGTTGGTGAATCATTTGCTTTCCTTACCAATGGCCTTGGTATCCATATCCCGTTTTTGATACGCCTTCGCCCGTTTAAGCAGCTCCTGGGCAATCGTTAGCGCTAGATCCAATCGCGTCCCAGCGGCCTTGTGCTGATCAGCGGCCAGATTGCGCTTGGCACGTTCTAAGATTTCGACCAGCCAGGTGGTGCGTTTTACGCTCATGACAGCCTGTGCACAGTCACCTGATTGGCGTCTAACATGTGCTGAAGTGACCTAGTAATTGTTATATCATTTGGAAATATAACGGAAACATTATGACCAAGTGTTTTGTAAATTAGAATTTGACCAAAAAGTGATTTATTGGAATGAGAAGTAGTTCTTTGCTTGAGCTCAAAAACTGTATTTGTTTCACGAATATAAAAATCGCATCTAAAACCAGACCACCCCTTCCCAACGCTTGCAGCCCACAGCGGCTTTTCTTTTTCTATATTTATGCAACCAAGTTTTTTGATATAACTTTCCGCACTTTCAGTCATATCGCTTTCACGCTTATATTCCTTGCTAATAAAATTTTGTTTATAATTATTTTTTTGTTTTTTTAAAATTGAGTAAGCATTACTTTTTCTGAAATATTTCATAGCCGAATATGGATTAACCCCAAGATGTTTGCATGTTAATCTTAGTGGAATTCCATTTTTAGCTTTCTTGATTATGATCGCTAATTTTTTTCTAAAGTCTGATTGCCTTGTTATCATTTCATTCTTAATGCGAGCACTTTCAATAACATATTGTTTTCTCTCAATTTCTTTTGATGTTAATTCCGTTATCGATCCATTCCTCCTAAATTCTTTGATTAAGGTATATAGCCCAATCCCAGTTATTTTTTTAATTTCTAAAAGCGTTTTACCTTGCTTTCTAAGTTCTTTTAATTTTTCAATATTTATCTCAGGCGTTCCGTCTGTTGTTTTTTCCCCGGTAAGGAATTCTAATTTAATATTTTTAAATCTATCCATTCTTTGATAACCGAGTTTTTCACCAATATTTAAAATTTTTATTCTTAATTCTTTTTTAATTTTTTCTGGAAAATTATAAGCTCTACCAACCGATCCTTCTGAACATCCAACAATCTTTGCAATATCCATCATCGTGATTCTTTTTAAGTCCTGATTTTCTTCCGTAAAATTGATAAGCGCTTGAATCACCACTGCCCCATTCCCCACCGCATCCGGTTGCCCCGGGCGATAATGACCTGTTGGGCGTACTGCTCAGGCGTGTAGGTGCCGATGACTCGGCCGGAGAACATCGTAAGCAAATCTCGCAGGGTCACAGCACGGCCTCCGGTAGCGGCCCGGCCAGCTTGTAAATGTACTTGGCGCTGTCGTACTCGAGCTGATAGCCAAAAAAGTCCCGCAGCAGATCGATGTCCCGCTGAATCGTTTTGTAGCTACATTCGAGCTCGACGCCCATCTTGGCACAGCTCGGCAGGCACAGATCCCGGCGTAGTTTGCGGGCAATCATCCCCAGGCGGCGGAGCGTCGGCCGGGTATCGCCCTTGCCCATCGCACGCTGGCGCTTGGAAGCGAACGTGGCGGAACGTGTCTTCACTTACTCACCTCCACCGTCGCCACCTTGGGCAACCGCATCGCGTTGAATTGCGCCTCACTGGCGGCAAACACGTCAATCACCGGCAGCTTTCCACCGCTGGCCTTTTTGCTTTTGACCGCCGTGCCCGTATCTACTGCCACCCACTCCCGCTTTCCGTTCATGATCTTAATCTTTGACCACAGCGGAATGATGTCGGGATCGACGGCGCAGTGACGGCCGGCCCGGAGTCGGGTTCCTGTGCTCGACTGAAAGCGACTGCTCCACTCGTCTTCCCCCGGCCAATAGCCGGTAATGCGGACTTTCATCTTCTTCACGTCGATCCGCTTGGACTCCGGCCTGCAATCCACCATGAGGTTGGACGCCTGCCCGGACGTGATCCCGAGGATGGCAAGAATGGACAGCAGCGCTCTCACAGCCCCTCCCGGATCCGGTCGATTAGGACGTTCTCGCGAGTTTCGGCGGCGGCCAACGCAGCCTTCGCCTCGGCCAGTTCACGGGCCAGCGATCGAACGCGGTTGAGGAGTTGTTCGTGCGTCGTTTGGTCGGGAAAGATTTCAATCACAACGCACCTCCCGAGGGTCGTACTTCTTTAGCCAGCGCCAGACCTTGCAAATGGAAGTAAACGCCTCGAATGCTTTGTGCACCTGCTCGGCCGTGTAGCGCACCTCGGCCAGTTGTCCTGTGGCCGGATCAATTAGAATGTTCCGACAGGCCATGCCTTCGTCCGTAAATGCGTATGCGTAGGCGCTGAGCTGTAAAATATCTGTTTCATAGGCAGGCGTTTTTTTGTCTTTTAGTTTTCTCGTTTTAAAATCCACCACTTCAATCACGCCATGAATGTCGGCGATCAGATCCACCCGGCCTGCGTATCCTTCAGCCTCGTTCACCATGACCGATTCGCTTGCGTGTACTTTGGTCACGCAGCATGAATGCCATTCTTTCAGCGACTCAAAGTGGTTTTCGTATCCATTGACCAGCTCGCCCGGCTCCTCGCCGTTGATCAGGATTTCGGCGAGTGAATGGATGTGCGTCCCGCGGGCGGCGGCCGCTTCAACTTCTTTCCGGCTATCTAACACGACGCGCTTGGCGAAGTCGGCGTCGGTTTCACCGGACTCCCGCGGTAGCGACAAGGCGGACAGGATTGCCTGCTCCTCTTTCCAGTTCATCAGCCCGGTCTTGCTGGGGCCGGCTGCTGCCAGGATGGTGGTGACGGACGGATACGCCCCGACTTTGCGGGCGGAACGCAGGTCGCCGTGACACGACTCGCCGGTCGCCATGTAGTAGTGCGACGACTCAGCCTTTGCGGTTGCGATGATGGGTGGCATGTAGGTTACCAGTTGCGGATCCATCCGATCGAAAGGACGGCCAGCGCCACAGCGATCATCGGGAAAACGATTTGAGTTAAGATTGTGAGGATTTGCATTTTGGTTTTTCCGAGCCGGACAGACGGATAGAACATCCGCCGGCTCTAGTTGGTTAGGATCTCGATTGTCTCCGGATTAAAAGGGGACGTTGTTCCCGTCGCCGTCTTCTTCGCCGACTTTCACGGGCTCGGCGTTGCCTGTTCGGTTGACCTTCCGAACAAAGTCCTTATCCACGGTGACTTTGTTTTTCCCCGCGGGTAGGACTGCCTGCACGTTGGCGTAGGTAGATCCGTCCCGTTCCGTGTGGGTCACGAGGATCTGACAGGGTTTTCCGATCAGCGTTTCCAGATCGAGATTCTGCGGCGGAGCCTTCTTTGCGTAGGACTTCAGGTCTTTGAAAAGAGCAGCCTTTTCATGCAGGCTGAGTCCGTAGCTCCGGCCAATGGTGAACGGGCGACCGTCATCCATCTTTGCCGCCAACTGCCAGACGATCCTGACCCGATGTTTTTTCCCGTACTGGGTTTCGACGATGCCGAGATCCTCCACGTCGCAGAAAACTGCGTCGTGCGATCCTTCGGTCGCTGGCGTGTACGATCCGCCTCTGCTTGCCATTATTGCCATATGTTTTTTTCTTTCTTGGTTTGGGTTTCTTGGATTTGCTTCGAC